TTACTAAACTTGTTACTAAAAAACTTTTCATTGCAAATTTTCTATTCATTTCCAATACGATAACATAGCTTAACTTAAAAAATAATATTTTTATTATAAAAATGTCTCCACCTCTCCACTTCTATTAAAAAATATTAAAAAAAACCTTATTTATTATATATTTATAAAAGTGGACACTATTTTTTAAAGTCTCCACTAGTCTCCACCTGTCTCCACTTATAAAAAATAGATAACTTCCTATCTTAAATTATCTTTTCAAACCCAAAATCACCTAAAAAAATCACTGAATAAAATATTTCACTCAACGTATCTAATTGTATCTAAACTATTGAAATTTAAGGTATTTACTTTATATTTTTTGTATATATATTGTTCTATGGGCTTTTTATAAGCCCTCTTAATTAAGAACAAATAAGGGTAAAAAATGCTTATACATGAAAAAATTAGAGATGAAGTAATTGAAAGATTAAAACCTGCTCTTTCAAGCCAAGTTAAACGTTTTTATAGCGGCCGCATCCTTGGGTTAAATCCTTCTGAACAATGTCCTGCTATTTCTGTTTATTTAGAAGATATTAGTTTAGATCAAACTTGCCTTTGTGATAGTGAATTAAATGCAACACTCAATATTGCTATTTATTTAAAACCTCACTCTGGCGAAGATGAATTAGATAATATTGCAGAGTTAATTCGAAATACTATTTATAACAGCGAATTAAAATCTGTTCTTAATATTTCATTAAAGAGTTATGACTATAACTATGATGAAGAACAAGCTGCATGGATTTCATCAGTTCTTCAATTTGATATTAACTATGATGAATAAGGACAAATTATGCTTAAAAAATTAATCGAGTTACGCCAACAAAAGGCAGAAAAAGTCGCAGAAATGCGTGCAATGCTTGATAAAGCAGAAAAAGAAAATCGTTCATTGGATGAAGCTGAATCAGTAGATTTTGATAAATTGAAAGATTTAGTGAAACAGTTGAGTGATGAAATCAGTAAATACGAAACCGTAGCAGATGAAGAACGTAATCTTGGTGCGCAATCTAACCCATTAGAAACTCGCAGCACGAAACAATTTTCAAATGATGAATTGCGCCATTACATTAAAACCGGTGAACTTCGCAATTTAACTACGGCTAACGGTGAAGATGGCGGTTATTCAGTTATCCCGCAATTAGACAAAGAGGTCATGAAACGCTTAACTGATGATAGCGTCATGCGCCAGCTTTGTAATGTCGTTCGCTTGCCTATCGGTGCGAAAGAATACAAAAAATTAGTATCTGCTGGTGGTGCAACCGTTGAACATGGCACAGAAGGCGCAGCACGCAACGGCACAGCAACCCCGAAACTGCACGAAGTAACCATTGCATTAAATTCAATCTATGCTTATCCAAAAACTACTCAAGAAATTTTGGACTTCTCCAGCATTGATGTTTTAGGTTGGCTCACTGATGAAATCACGGAGACCTTCACTGAAACAGAAGAAGTAGATTTAACCTCTGGTGATGGTAACAAAAAATCAAAAGGTTTATTGACCTACGAACGCACAACTGAAAACGATAAAGTGCGCCCATTCGGCAAACTTCAAAAAATTGAAGTAGCGGGTGCGGCAAAAATTGAGGCAGACACTTTAATCGATGCGTTCTATACCCTTCACAGTAAATACCGCAAAAATGCCGTATGGGTGATGTCATCAACCATTGCAGCAGCATTACAAAAACTCAAAAACAAAAATGGCGATTACATTTGGCGCGATGGTTTAACAACCGATGCGCCCGCTACATTATTAGGCCGTCCAGTTTACTTCTTAGAGACAATGCCGACAGGTGGTGCAAATCAAGCAGTTATTGCCTTTGGTGATTTCAAACGAGGTTACTTCATTGTCGATCATGAAACAGGCGTACGAACTCGACCAGACAACTTAACCGAGCCAGGATTCTATAAAGTCCACACCGATAAATATTTGGGTGGTGGAGTGGTAGATTCCAACGCAATTAAAGTGATTGAGACAACGGCATAAATCATAGAGGGGCATAAGCCCCTTTTTTTGCTTAATAGGTGAAAAATGAAGAAAGAATTTGAAATCCGCTCTGCAACAATTTCAACGGATGAAGAGAATCAAAAGCTCGTTGGTTATGCGGTCAAATGGAACAGCCCTTCACAAGTGCTTTACTGTGATTTTGTAGAATCCTTTGCGCCTAAAGCATTCAGTGAAAGTTTAGCCAGTGGCGAAGATGTTCGCGCACTCTTTGAACACGACTACACCAAGTTACTCGGTCGCACTAGTGCGGGAACATTAAAACTAGAAGAAGATTCAATCGGCTTGCGTTTTGAATTAACACCACCTGATACCACCTTAGGGCGTGATTTGTTGGTAAGTGTTGAACGCGGCGATATTAGCGGAATGTCTTTCGGCTTTTGGGCTAAAGAAGAAACATGGAATTTTGATGTAGAGCCTTGCCAACGAACCGTACAAAAAGCCGAACTCTTTGAAATTACCGTAACAAGCATTCCCGCCTATCCTGAAAGTAGCGTAGAAATTGCTAAGCGTTCGATGGTCGCTGCCAAAGAAAAAACACAGAAACACTCTACCGCACTTTTGAAACAGTGGCTTGATGTGATGGAGGCTTAATATGTGGAATCCTTTTAGACGAAAAGAGCAACGTAGCGAGCCAACCTCAATCGAAGAGCTTTTATCTTACATGGGCGTAAACAATACAGGTGCGGGCGAATTTGTCAGTCCACAAACTGCAGAATCGTTACCTGCCGTGATGAATGCCGTTACCGTCATTTCAGAGGCGGTCGCATCAATGCCTTGTTATCTATACGCACTAAAAGAAGATGGCCGAGAAAGGATCTATCGTCATCCTGTTGAATATCTTCTCAATGAAATGCCAAACCGCAGCCAAACACCGTATCAATTCAAAAATACGATGATGCGCCATTGTTTGCTAAATGGTAACGCTTATGCCGT